GCGGATAGACAACCCTTATTGAGAATGGTTCCCATTAAGCGATGATGCGACACGCCGGGCCGGTTTGACATGTGTTGTGTGGTGTGGTACGCGGAAGTGCGCACGGTGAAGCGGTGCGGTTGTGGCGTGTTGTGTTTTATGGTGTGGTATTATATAGGTATCGGTTTCGATGAAAGGAAAAATAAAATGAGTTTTATGAATTTTGAAGCGTTGTCTAATTCGATTGATTTTAACGTGAATAGTATTTATGATGTGTTTGTGTATTTTGTTGATATTGCGTCCGATTGTTTAATCGAAACTCGGTTTGTCGATTGCATTGACGCATACGGGTTTAGGGATGTGCTTGAGGCTGGCGTGTTTTGCGTTCCGGGTGCAATGTGCTTAGGCTATCGGATTAATCGGCGGTGACCATGTTTTCCAAGCGTAATAGTTGTGATTTCGTCAAGGGTTATAGGGTGCGTGGTGACCGACGTGTTAAGCCCGTTGTTATTAGTGCGAAGTGTTTTGAATGTGATTCTTATGTGTCGGATTATGTGTTTACGTATTGTCGTGATATTGTTGATTTGATGCGGCGGGGGTTGTGGGAGGGGTGAGATAAATGGCCTATTAGCTCAGTGGTTAGAGCGGCATTCTTATAAAATGTGCGTGCCGGGTTCAATTCTCGGATAGGCCACGCGATTGTGATATATTTGGTCATGGCATGTTGTTTGATGTGTCATGACCTTTTTTTTTTTTGTTTGTGAGGTGTTTTGATGGATATTAGTTCGATTGTAACCGTTATCGGGAGTGTTGGTTTTCCGATTGTTGCGTGTTGTGGTATGGCGTGGTTTATCGCCACGACGTTCAGTGATTTTAATGATTTGATGACTAAGAATAATGTGCTGACTGAAGAACTTATTGCATTGCTTAAGGATAACAAGGGGGATAGTGATGTCTCGAATATGGCGTAGCGCGTTAGCTTGTGTTTGTGCCTTAATGCTGACTGTTGCACCTTCGGCTAATGCGGATATGCGCGGTGTTGACGTGAGCAATTGGCAGTGTGATATTGACACGGGAGCGGTTGACGCTGATTTTATTGTAGCGGGTGCTACATGGGGCGTAGGCGGTTTCAACAATGTGTGTTTGATCAATGGCGTGAATCAGGCTGCGAACTATCAGCTCGGACGTGCGACGAATAGTGGCAAGAGTATCGGTGTGTATCATTACGCGATGGGGCGTGACGCGAACGCGGAAGCTGACTTTTTCGTAGATAATGTGCGCGGATACGTTGGTAACGCGGTGCTTGTTTTGGACTGGGAATCTCAGGATAATCCGCAGTTTGGTAACGGCGCGTGGATTGAAACGTGGGTGCGGCATGTGCATGATCGCACGCAGGTGTGGCCGATCGTCTATGTTCAGGCGTCCGCGCTGGGACAGCTTACTTCGTTCGTGCGGGAACATTGCGGCGTGTGGGTTGCGCAATATGCGTCAATGGCTGTCACCGGTTATCAGGAAACGCCGTGGTTGTATGGTGCGTATGGTGAAGCCATGCGGCAGTACACGTCGAACGGGCATGTGTCGGGTTATGCCGGTCGTTTGGATTTGAATTATTTCCGGGGTGAACGGTGGCAGTGGGATGCATACGCGCGTGGCGACGGTGCGAATGTATCCGCGCCGGAAACGAACGCCGGTGGGAGTGCGTCGCAGTCGGTTTGCGTGGTGGTTGTGTCGGGTGACACGTTGTCGGGTATTGCCGAGCGCACTGGACTGTTGCCGTGGCAGTCTTGGCATGGGTACGCGTCGGGTAATCCGGCTATGATTTATCCAGGCGAAACCGTGTGTTATGGCGGTGGCGTGGCTGCGCTGCCGGATGTGGTGCGTACGTATACGGTTGTGTCCGGGGATAGTCTGTGGTCGGTGTTTGGCGGTGATTGGGCGCGTGTCGCCGCGCTTAATGGATTGTCTAATCCGAGTTTGATTTATCCGGGTCAGATTTTGCGTTATTGAGAATCAATATCAATATTCGGCGTGTCGCTTTTTTGCGCACGTCGATTTTTTGTGTTATAAATATTTATGTCGCCAAAATGGTTGACAGAAAAAAAAAAAAAAACAGATACAAAGGATAACAACTATGCGAAAGATACGAAAGGTAATCGCTGACAGCATCATAAGTTACTATGATCGGGATGGCGTGCTACAGAAGTTCCACACCACCGGAAACGTTCGCACCGTCGAAACGGCAGTCAAAGTGCTTATGGACGCCGATATAGTCAACGTGTTGGTTGACGATATTACGGTCAATAAAACCGTGTACGTGATGGACGTTGATACGTTCATTGAGCACGCGGAACGTGTCGCAACCGACTCCGGCGTTGACAACGATAACGACAAAGATATTGAATTCTGAAAGGAACTGAAATGAACAAGGAAAACGAACAGATGAACGACACCGTGAATGAAACCGCGCAGAACACCGCTGGCGACTATCGTTGTATTTGTACGATGGATGACAGCACGTTCGAGGGAAAACGCGCCATCGTCAACGCACGTAACAACGCGCTATCGCTGAACGGAATCGGTGACACGCCGCTAATCATCGTGGGTGCTTACATTGTGCCCGGCGTGCGCTCTCAGACTGGACAGAAATGCGCAAACGTCTATCTTTTTGCGAATGATGGCAAGACGTATTTCAGTCAGTCCCAGGGTATCTACCGGAGTGTGTTGGATATTTACGACATGTTTCCCGATTTCAACGCGCCGGACGGTATCCCGGTTGCCGTTAAGCAGGCACCGCTGAGTGGTGGCCGTTTTATGAAATCGCTTGAGATCAAGTGATGTCTGACTGAGAAAAAAAAGAAAGTGCCATACACAATATGGCACTTTTTTTATAAGGTGGTGAACATGCCTAGACCGCATAAACGAGCCGACGTATTGACCGCGAAACGCAAGCGTGTGCGTCGCGCGATAAACAGCCTGGAAAAAAGCATTACCGACATCATGCCCGAAAGCGAGGCGCGCGCGCGGCGGGCTTACATTCAACGGCTTGAAAAGCAGCTGCGGCACACGTATGTCGCCCGCGTGCGAAATAGCGCCATACGTGACGAACTATATCGGCGTGCGAACGAAGCCGCCGACAAACTAGTGCAACAGGTGAGCGAGGTGTGCGGCGGCAAGGGGCGCGCGAAAGAACGTGCGCGCTCTTTCAACATTTTTCGTGAGGAAATGCGCATGGCATCCAAGGGAATGCCGAGCGCGCTGGGTGATTTTGGTCGAGAAAAAGTCAAGGTGTTTTGGCGATACACACAAAACATATGGCAGAAACCTAATATCCCCCCGGATAAACGACTTGAAGCCGTCATGCGAGCGTATGACGCTAATTCCTTAAGTGAACTTTTTGACACTATCATGAAGCGCAATGAGAAAGCGCTGCAATACGCCGAAAACATGAAAATGCATACGGGCGACTTGGAGGACGCTATGGACGTTGACGGCGGCAGCCCGATATGGCTGCTGGCTGTGACGCCCGACGTGACACGGTAAAAAATGAAAGAACGCAAGGACTTTAAGGTCGCGGCGATATTCGATACCGAAACAACGAATATTGGCACGGGTGCCGAAACGCGCGCATATCCGATATTGTACATTTTCAACGATTTACGCGATACGCCGTTGGAATCGTACACGCCCGATACGGACGATGTACGATTTTACCGGCGTACGTCCGAAGCGCTATCGTATATTGATAATCTTATCGAATATGGGCGTACGCACGGTTACGTTCCGATAATCGCGGCATATAATCTCATGTTCGACATGCAAACTCTCATGTTGGAATTGGCGCAGTCGTATACGATCACCGCTAATGCGCAGACGGCAACTAGCGTGTATACGATTGACTTGCATGTAGGTGATGACGTGGTGTGCCGTTTTTGGGACACGTTTTATCTTGAAATGGGCGGACTGCGCGCGATGGGCGAAACATGCGGTTTGCCGAAAGCGGTGGGCGATTGGGATTATACGCTTCTGCGCGCGCCTGAAACGCCACTGACCGAGGAAGAACTGTTTTACGCACGTCGTGACGTGCAGGTGATACCGCAATACTTGCAATGGTTGCTACGCGCGAACCATTGGCTCACGCCGGACATGCTGGGATGTCGCGTGCTTACCAAGACGTCGCTTGTGCGGCAGATGGCGCGGCGTGAGATCGGCGGGCGACGCGTCACGTTGCAGAGCGGTAAGCGGATGACGCTTCAACGCGCGTTCGAGTTGACTTGTAATCAGGAGTTTCCGAAAAACTATGAGTCCTATGCTTTACGCAAGGCGTGTTTCCGTGGCGGTCTGACGTTTACGAGCGCTAAAACCGCTAGCGTTGTTGTGGATAATGTCGCGTCCCTGGATGTGACGTCGATGCATCACGCTTTCATCAATGGGCGGCGGTTGCCGGTGAAATTCGCTCCAGCGCCTACGGATCTTCTGCAAATCGCGTGCGAGCGCATTGTTAACACGCCGCTTGAGGACGTATTGGTTCATTACAGTGACCCGTTCCGAACGGGTGTACATGCGGCAGTAAGATTTACGAACCTCAGATTACGCAAAAACACATGTTTCGATGTATGGGGTATTGCAATCTGCCCGCGCTCAAAATTCGTAAAGACATTGCAAGCGGATACCGATTACAGCAACAACGAACGTGCGAAAACACAGGAAAACAGCATCAGGGCGCGCGGTTACGTTGACAGTGCCGTTAACCCGACGTACGCGTTCGGCAAATTGTATCGCGCGGACGAATGCATACTGCATGTCAATGAGATTGAATTGTGGAACGTGGCGCAAGTATATGAGTACGATGAAATGCACGTCTTATATGGAGAGGGAACCACCAAGACAATCATTCCACCCGATTACGTGACTTTGCAATCTAATATGCTTTTCGCTCGAAAAACCGATGTGAAAAATCTGATTAAACATTATCATGAGGGAACGGCATACTCGAATGAAATACCCGATAGCATACCCGAAGGAATCGCACGCGACGCTAAGGCGGGTGCGTTAAGCATGAAATTTCTGCAATCCTATTACGGCAGCACCGTTAAAGGCCAATTCAACGGAATCTATGGCACGCAGGCACAGGACGTTATGAAAGCGGATTACCGCGTGACGGAAACCGGTGAGCTTGAAGTCGATAAAACCACGGTTTGCACTCCTGAGAATTTTGCGAAAAAGCGCCCGAAGACACCGCGCGTGCTCTACACGTACGGCATGAGAATCGTAGCGGGCAGCAGAATGCACTTGCTGATAGCCATGATGTTGGTATATCGGCATTTCGGTGATCGTGTCACGGTCACGGGCGGTGATACCGATAGTCTGAAAATCAGTTGCGATGACGCTGTGAGCGATGCGGAATTGCTGGAGGCGCTCGAACCGTTGCACACCGCGATAGAAACCGCGATCAATCGCACCATGCGGCGCGTCCGAACCACCGCGCCCGACATGGCGTCGACGTTGGAACATATCGGAAAATTCGAGGTTGAGGACTGCGGCGGTGCCACGCGTTATGTCGAGCATGTGGAATTGTGGAACAAGGCACGCGTTAGCCTGGATGCGGGCGGGCGCGTGCATGTCACTTGCGCGGGACTCCCGCGGCCGGACGGCATGTACACCATAGAGGATTTTATAGCCGATGTCATGCGCGCGGGGCACGGTTTCGCGGAGACCGTGCAAATGTCGCTCGGCTATGATGTGCTAGTCGATTATGACATATGCCACACGTTGCAACGCAACCGACCGCATGTGTGGGATCGGTATGTGGGGACGGTGACGGATTACCGCGGCGAAACGGCGCACGTGGACGTGCCCGAGGCGATCGCGCTGTACCCGTCCGGCAGGTGGCTCGGCGAATCGGACAAGCAAGCCAACGGGGAGAATATCACGTATCTGCGGAACGTCTATAATCGGAATGTGGAGACGACTCCGCGCGAATTGGTCATGCAGGATGGAAAACCCAAGATTGTGAGCATTGATGGCGAAATATTATTATGACCGGCTTAAAACCGTAATACTGCCGCGAAACGCGGATGTGAACATGATTATCGGCGCACGCGGTTTGGGTAAAACCTACGGTATGAGAAAATACATGATAGAGGATTATTTGAAAAACGGCTATTGTTTTGCGGAAATCGCCCGTTTTCGTGAGGAAAACAACGATGTCGCCGCAGACTATTTCGACCGCATTATAAAGGATAATATTTTTCCCGATTACGAATTTCGCACAACCAATAAAACAGCTGAAATACGACGGAAGAAAACCGGCAAAAAAGAAAACCCGTGGCGGATATGCGGTTATTTTATACCCTTGACCATGCAACAGCGAAAAAAGAAAAGCACATACGTGGGCGTACGCAACATTTGCATGGATGAATTTATTATCGATAATGACGATAGATACCACACGTATTTGAAAAACGAGTTCGAGCAATTGGCGAAAATCGTGGATACCGTGACGCGCGAACGTGCCGACGATACCGAGCTACGTAAGCCGAGAGTATTCCTTTTAGGTAACGCCTGCGACGCGTTTAATCCGTATTTTCGACGTTATGAAGTGCCCCTCAATCCCGAGTATGGGCTGCAATGGCTTGACGGCAAGACATGTCTGTTCGATTACGTGCGAGACGATGACTATGCCGAGGAAAAGGCAAAGAACACCGTTGCGGGGCGTATGCTGAAAAACAATGATGATATGACAGCGAAAAACAAGTTTCGGCAATTTGACACCGATTTTATCGAAAAACCGCATAAGCACGCGAAACTCACTTATGTGTTCCGTTGGTTTAACCAAGAATATGGGGTATATGTCGATCTACGATGCGGATACGTCTTCATATCATCGAAATACGACGGCGGCGCGCATGTGTCATATTTCGCCATCACACGAGATGATAACAAACTGAATTACCTCACCGCGAATATGGCAAAAGAGTTGATTAAAAATCTTACATCGTATTACGCGTTAGGCTATCTGAGATATGACATGATGGAAACGCAACACGCCATGCTCGAAATGCTCAAGAATTTCGGTGTAAAATAAACACGGCATACGTGAGGTGCCATAGTGGTATCGCTAAAACGCATTGTCGATAACCACGGTTGACTCCGGCGACGATGTGGCCGTGAGGGAAAAGCGCGCCGACCACCGCTATGGAGCATGTCGCGAGTATGCTATTCTTGAGTCGTACCGGTCACATACCGGTACGGCTTTTTTTCATATATGAAAGGAAAAATAATGGATGACGAAACCACCGAGGAAAGGGACGACGCCGAGCGCGACGACCTCACCCCCGATGAAGCACACCGCACGGGCGAGTTCGATGACCTCCGCGACATGCTCGCGCGCGTGCTGGACAAGATCGACGCGATGAACGAACGTATAGAGGGCATCTATGACAATTTCACCGATTCCGTGGCGCAGATGGTCGAAAACGGGGCGACCGTCAAGGAATCGGATGACGTGGCGGAGGCCATCGCCGAGGCCGCGGCGGACGACTTGGAAAACCTGGATTACACGCTCTGACGTAAACGGATGGGAGATATTATGGCAGTGGACAATGCGACGATTTTGGATAAGGTGCGCCTTAAGGGCACTGACGATTATCAGCAACGCATACCAAGCGCCACGCAAACCGGTGTGGCGAACACCATGCGGTATTTGTTCGACCCGATGAATCGACAGTATTTGAATGATTGTGTTTGGAGCATGGTCAATCGTATCGGGCTCACCGTTATGGCGCAGAACGCGCCGTTTGAAAACCCGCTCGCGGTGTTCAAAAAAGAAAATCTGTACTGGGGCAGCACCGTGCAGGAAATCGCAGTCAAGTGGATCAAGGCGCACGGCTACAAGGATGACGCTGAAGACCTTTTGAAGATGCACCGACCTGAAGCGGCGGCGTGGTTCTACGAAATGAACCGAAAAGACCAATACCCAATTTCGTGGACCGATGACGAATTGCGGCAGGCGTTCGTGGATGATTTCGGGCTGAACCGGTTCATAGCGCAGATCATGGAAACGCCACGCAACAGTGATAATTACGATGAAATGAATATCATGCTGGCGCTGATTCGTCATTACGAACAGAATCTTGGCTTCTACAAGGTTCATTTAGATGCGGTGCCGAGCGATGAAACGACTGCTAAGACGTTGCTTAAGGCATTGCGCGCGACCGCCGGACGTATGCAGTTCCCCTCAACGCAGTACAACGCGCTGAACGTCACCGACATCCCGGCGTACGCCAACCCGCAACAGATGGCGCTGTTGGTCGAGCCGGAATATCTCGCGTCGCTCGATGTCGATGCTTTGTCGGCGGTGTTCCAGCTGGACAAGGCCGACGTTCCGTATCGTATTATCCAGGTGCCGAGTCTCGGGATCCCCGGCGCGGTCGCATTGCTTGTGTCCACCGATTGGTATCAGGTGCGAGACACCCTTTACGGAACCACCCAGTTCTACAATCCCCAGACGCTTTCCAACACAATGTACCTCAACCACTGGGGCATCTACGGCGTGTCCCCGTTCACCCCGTGCGCGCTGTTCACAACCGACGCGGGCACATCCATCAATGCTGTGACCCAGACCGTGACCGGCTTCACGCTGACCCCGGCGACGGGCACCGTCAAGGCGGGCGACGTGATGCAGCTCACGCCGAAGCTCGCCGCCACCGTCAAGCCGACCGGAACCGCCATCCAGGTGGCACCGGACGCGGCTACGTACGAGGTTGCGGCGAACCATGCCGCAAGCGGCGATAACGCGCACGGCGCGGCGTTCGACCTCAACGTCAACACCTTCGTGGACGATCACGCGTGCCTGCATGTCCAGCGTGACGGTCTTGTGGCCGGTGACGTCATCACCGTGACGGGCATTGCAACGTATGTCAATCCTAACGGCGAGGCCGCGGAACACAAGGCGACTTGCACGTTCACCGTCGAATAGTCTGAAACGGCTATGTTATAAAATGAGTGGTGCTTCACATTGAAGCGCCGCTCATTTTTTCATATAGGAAAGGATGCGAGATGGATTTTCCACATCTGCAAAACGCGACGATGTACCCCGATACGGACACGCGCGTATACGGACAGTACCGCAACGTTTTCGACTACAATGTTTGGACGCCAAACACGGCAATCAAGCTGTGTCGCGTGAATTGGTATGATGATTATCACGACGTCGTGAAATTCCCCGATGACATTGCACGAGACACGTGGTTTGACAAACTGGACGGCGAAATCGTCAAGCTCACGACGAACATGTATATCGCACGCGCCGACACGGACGGCATAAAATTGCCCGTGCCCTACATGACGGCGCAACAGTATAATTACATTGTCGTGGACTTTTCGCATGACATTATCAATACTCCGTATCAGAAAACCGACGTGCAGACACGTTATCATTTTTTCATCACTTCCGTGCGCGCGGAAGCGCCGAACACGACAACATGCACGCTTATGCGCGACGTATGGACGGACTATATCAACAGCACCACAATCAACGGTTTACTGTTGTCACGCGGGCACGCGCCTTTGACGGAAACGACACCGGCGCGACTCCTGGAAAACCCGCGTGCGAATTGCCGTGATTTCACGTTGCCCGACGTTGACTATGGTAATGCCGCGTCGAATGTCAGGAAAAGCACGCCGGTTAACTTGCAAAACGGCACAAGGTACATATGTGTGGCCGCAACGTTTTCAGCCGAACAACTGCAAGCCATGCGCGGTATGCGCGGTACGAGCATCACGGACAGCGGCCCGACATACAGCGATAACGACGGCACGGTAGCGGGTTTCGCATGGGGTGCCGGAAACGTTTCCACGGCGAACGTCACGGGCGCGGGCACGTCATACAATTCAATCGATAATCTTACTGCAAGCAACGTGACCATGTACGCGCTCGAATCGTCCAAGATATCGGGTGATTATTTCGACACGCTTTTCGCTTATTATCCGCATATAACGTCACAGATCACAGCCGTGTTCATAGCCACCGCAAACATGATGCGACTTGGTAACGTTATCAATGTGAACGGCGTCGAATGGCATACAGTCAGCGGTACACGGGCAAAAATATCCGATATTGATTTGACTATCGATGATTTTGGCTACAACGATGAATACGCTAAAATAACACGCTTATATCTTGCACCCTATGCGCACTTGGAAATATCCGACAACATCGGCAATAAAAACCGCGTCGAAATAGCCGACTGCGGGCACCTCTCGGTGCAGACGATCACGTCACTTAGCTATCCGATATTGCGGCAAATCGCATGGCTTGACGGAATCGGAAGCGACGGCGATACGGCAATCAGCATTAATGCCATCGACGGGACTAGCATTACTAGCGACGTGCCGAACGCGGACGTGCTCAAAACACTCATATCGCACGACATACCGACTTATGCACTGCAACGTCGCGCGATCGACGCGCACCGCGCCGACGCATATAATCGCGAAATCGCGCAAGCACGCGAAAACGCCATTATATCGTACGAAAACGGCACGCGCTCGGCTAACGTATCACTTGCCAACACCAAGCGAAGCAACACGAACAGCGTTGCTAACACGAATCTATCGAACGCGCTTAATTCCACCGTTACGGACAATTCCAACAAAGCATCCAACGAAATCTACAAAACCAATACGACACAACAGAATCTTTTACTTTCCGCGTCCAATAGCAAAATAGACGAGATGAACACGGCCACTCTCGATTTAACGTCGAATCTCGTAGACACCGAAATCACGGCGAGCGCAATCGGCACCGTCACCGCCGCAATAGGCGCAATCGGCACGGCGGCAACCGGCATAGCGGTTACGGCGGCGACGGGCGGCGCGGCGGCACCAATGGTTGCGGCGGGACTCGGCGCAGCCGGAAGCATCGGCTTATCTAGTGCAAGCTTCGCCACCGGCGCATCCAAGACGACGGCGGAAGCCGGTTACAAGCAAGCGTACAACGACGCGGCCGCGTATGCCGCGAAGAAATACAACGGACAAGCGAACAGCGTTAGCATTGCCATGGCGGGTACGCAGCTTATCCAATCGACAACACTTAATACCAACAACACGAACGCAAGCAACAACACGAACACTAGCATTGCGGCCAACAATGCGAACACATCGAATGCGAACGCGGCGGCGTCACGCAATCAGAGCGTAGACAATGCCAAACGTGTCATGGTAAACACGCGTTCCAATGTTAACGCTGCATGGCGCGACTTACTCAACCACACCGCGCAACCTGTAGGAGCGTATGGTGGTGACAATTTCAGACAGGCCACGGGGCTTGACACCATGACCGTGAAAATAGTCACCGAAGACAATGGCGCGATAGCGGCGGCGGGCGATTACATGTTGCGTTATGGCGTCGCGAGCAACAAACTTTACAGTCGGCCGGCGTTGACGCCTTGCAAGCATTTCACGTATTGGCGGGCCGCTGATATATGGACGGTATGCCCGCTTGCGCAAAACGAGCAATTGCAGACGATCAGGAATATTTTCAACTCCGGTGTTACAATATGGACGAAACCCGAGGAAGTCGGCGGCGACTTCACACACGACAATCTATAAGGCGGAAAAATATGGGACGTAAACGCACACGCAAAAGGTCGTTGACACGTGCGGAAATGGGCGAACGCGGCGCACCGGTGTGGCAACAATCCGAAGCGCTCAACTCGCAAGCGTATTCGATGGCGTACTCTCAAATGCTGAATATTGCGCTGTCACGTTTCAAGTGGCTGAATCTACCGAAAACATGCGACGCGTGGTTCCTGGAATACAATCTCTTGTATTTCGGTTACGCCACAATCGCATTCCCCCATAGCAAACCTGGAGTGTTTTTCAGCACGCAAGCGGTACCCACATCGAATTTCAACGTCTATTACAAACCCAAGAAATGGGATAGTTACGGCATAAACGGATGGCGTTTCCCGGTCAACAATTCCAACGGCGTATTCATCTACGCCAACCGCGCACGCACGCCACTCATTCCGACAATTGAATTTTTCGCCCATGAAATTGAAGACTTGTACATGACGCGGCGGCAGAACCGTTTCAATCAGAAAACGCCGTTCATACTGGAGGTTCCAGCCGGACAACAGACGGCGGGCGTCAACGTCATCAAGCAAATCTCAGGCGGCGAAATGGCGATCATGGCGACACCGGGTTTCACCGACTCGATGAAAGCGAACGTGCTGAAAACGAACGTCGAATACATCGGCATGGAATTGCAGAACGATATTCAAAACACTTGGAACGCGTTCTATCAATCATTGGGTATCAAAAATCTTCCGTTGAAAATGGAACGGCAGACCGCCGACGAAATACAGGATTACGGCGAGCCTAGCGACCTACGCGCGCTATCGGAACTCGCGGAACGTCGTACCGCGTGCGATATTCTCAACGCAAGGTTTGCGAAATATCTGAAAGCGCCGATACAGGTTGTGTGGAATGAGGATAATATAAGTCGAAACTATAATTATCTAGACAACATTGAAGAACAGGTGAATAGCGATGAATCTTGATACCGATTTTCCGCATTATATTCCAAACGACACCAATGACGAATATCATCAAGTGATGACAATCACGTTAGGCGAACTATTAGTTCCGGGTGGTATCGATTGGAACACTGTTGAATGGTCATGGCTTGAAAGTGCATACAATGAGACACAATACGTGCGTTGTTGTCGTAAAATCGAAAACCGATTTTACGATCGTGAAATAGGCGTGCTCCCCGCAAGCCGATGGAAACGGCATTTTTTGCGATTGATAGATGAAATAATGCCCGTCCTTAACCCATTGTACGCGGCGGTTGATGGCAATTCCGGCGTGATGCTTTCCGATATGGACACATGGCATAAAATGCGCACAGTGTTTTCTGATTTTCCAGCCACGCAATTGTCCGAAAATCAGGATTACGCAAGCAACGCGACCGATAACCAATATGAGACGATCACAAACGGCAATTTCATGGATAAAATCGCACATATCAAACAAGGCGATTACGTCGATATAGACGTGCTGCTATTAGACCACCTGGAACAATGTTTCAGCCCGCTATGGACTGTTAATCTCAACAATTATTAACGAAAGGAACAAATATGTTTCCGAACATAATAGCGTTAATGCCGTTCTATGCATTGTACGCGTATACACCGGTGATACCAAAATTCTACTGGGACGCGAAAAGCCAGGAGGAAATAGTAAAATACCTCTGCTGCGAATACGACAAACTGCGCCACTACGCGGACGCCCTGGCCGACAAGGAAAACGAAACCGCGCAAGCGGTGAATCAGCTCACTGAAATCTTCAAAAAATTCCAAGAATCAGGCTTCAACGATTACTACTATCAGCAAATATATGACTGGGTGCAAGAAAACATGCCCACCATAATCAGTGAAGCCATAAAAACGGTATATTTCGGACTGACCCTAGATGGATATTTCGTAGCCTACATCCCGGAATCATGGAAACAAATAGTGTTCGATACCGGAATGCAATACGGTACGCCTGAATACGGTAGACTTATATTGTCTTACGACGTGGGATACGACGCACAACTCGTCGAGCAGCCAACCACAAATAGCAAGGGAGAATAAAAATGGCAAACACACCCGTCCGCCAATACATCGGCGCACGCTACGTACCCCTATTCGCAGAACCCGCGGAATGGGACAATACAAAAACATATGAACCGTTGACAATTGTCTTACATAATGGCAATTCATACACATCACGACAATACGTACCCGCTGGGATTGACATTACTAACACCTCATTTTGGATGCTGACGGGTAATTATAACGCACAAATTGAGGCGTATCGTAAAGAAACATTAAATGCATTATCATTAGCGCAAACAAATAAAACAAACATAGATGATATAAATGCGATACTAAGTATCTTAAATTCCGACACGAACGACTCAGCAAATCAGACCAACGGAATAATAAACGTTAACAAACAATATGTAACACCGCAAATGTACGGTGCGGTTGCAAACGGTGTGCATGACGATACGCAAGCGTTTATTCAAGCGATCGAAACCGCAAAAAATACGGGAAAAACATTATTTCTACCAATTGGAAAATATATTATAACACAATCAATAATTATAGATTTCTCAATAGAAATAGAGGGTATGCATCTATCAAACTTTCATTACGAAAATACCACAACAAATTCAGCAAGTATAATTTACGATAAAAGAACAGATATTTCAACACCTTTAATTACAATAAACTTAAAAAACCAAGGTTGCCCCAGTATAAAAAACATTACAATTATAGGACAACAAAACGACACCGACGCAATCTACATCTCCCAAGGTGGATGGACTTTAACAATAGATAATCTATCAATAGACGGATTTAATAAATCAGCACTGACATTTGACGATTGTTTCGATTCTAATTTAACCAACATAACAATAACTCGCTGCGGCCGCAACAGCGGAAACAGTTACGCGTTAAATATAATAAACTCCTCTAACGCATTGCATTTTACTAATTTGCATATGGAATTTAATAGACGATATATTAACATTGATTCATGCCGTCATATTTTTATTCTAAATTCAAAAATTGAAGCCTACTACGGTACGCAAACCGATATGGAGAGCATCTCAAACGATTACAGCGCACCATATATAAGACTAACAAACAATAGAGAAATAGATATAAGCGATTCATTTTTTGTGCCAGTAGGCACTAAACAATGGAAAACGAATAACCCCGATATAGACATAAATACAATACCACCGTTTATTCAAACCTCAAATAAAAAAGACACTTTTTCACACATAAAAATAACGAATTGCTTTTTTACGGCACCACCATCACACGGCCCCGGTGTGTATTATAGCGGTTCTGATAACACAACATTCTTAAATTGTGTTTTCCAAGACACAGCTATAGAAACCTCTTCAATAAAAGGCGAAAATATAACTCTAGACAATTGCACAATATATTACGCCGTAACAGACGCAACAGGACAAGGAAAAACACAACAAATAACAAACAGCAGAATTATCAACACAAAGTTTACTACTACCGACAAATATAGTATAACAAATATTTCAACTTTAAAACTAATAAGCACAGGCAACGAAGCATTAAATAATGACTACACATATTTCCCCGCTATATACCCAACCGAAAAATATCAAGGCAATATAAACGTACAAGCTAACACATTATCAGAAACAGCACTAAAAAAAATAACAAAAAGTAAGATTTATAAAATAAAAGGAAATATATCGTTTCCCAAAACAGATTCTGACTATAGAGGATTCATACGAATACATACAAACTATAATATATATTCCATACCTCTAACACCTAGAACAAACGCAACAAACATATATTCATTCTATACTGAACTAGCTCTAAGCGTCGAAGAAAACGTATCATTGCAAATATTTCACACAGCATCAACCGAACTAACTATAACATACGAAATAAACATCTATTAAAACATACAAATGACAAAAATTAACCCCGATAGGTTTTTTCCCTATCGGGGTTAATTATATGTATGCAAGCTGTTTATAAAGCTCTCTAAATATGCGCGTCATAACCGCGACCGTAATACTTCCGACCGATACCTATATAATACCACACCATAAAACACAACACGCCACAACCGCACCGCTTCACCGTGCGCACTTCCGCGTACCACACCACACAACACATGTCAAACCGGCCCGGCGTGTCGCATCATCGCTTAATGGGAACCATTCTCAATAAGGGTTGTCTATCCGC